GAACAAGTTCTTGAGTTTGCAAAGTGTATTGATGATCCAGTCTACTTTGCAATGAACTATATCCAGATTGTTACTCTGGATTATGGTCTGCAAAATTTCAAACCATATGAATTCCAAAAGGTTATGTTGGATCGATTCCATCATAACCGTTTTAATATCTGTAAGTTACCACGTCAGTCTGGTAAGTCAACGATTGTTGTATCTTACCTTCTTCACTATGCAATCTTCAACGACAACGTAAATATTGCAATCCTTGCTAACAAGGCGTCTACTGCTAAAGACCTGTTAGATAGATTGCAGACTGCATATGAGAATTTACCTCGCTGGTTACAACAGGGCGTTTTAACCTGGAACAAAGCATCTCTTGAATTAGAGAACGGGTCAAAGATTATTGCTGCATCAACATCCGCATCTGCAGTTCGTGGTGGATCTTACAACATCATCTTCCTGGACGAATTTGCGTTCGTTGCAAACCACATTGCTGATCAGTTCTTCAGTTCAGTATATCCTACAATTTCATCTGGTAAAAATACCAAAGTTATTATCGTGAGCACGCCTCACGGTATGAATCACTTCTATAAACTCTGGCATGATGCAGAGCGAGAGAAGAACGAATATATTCCGACAGAAGTTCACTGGAGTGATGTCCCAGGTAGAGATGAGAAGTGGAAGAAGCAAACGATTGCAAACACTTCTGAACAGCAGTTCAAAGTTGAGTTTGAGTGCGAATTCCTCGGATCTGTTGATACTCTGATTGCTCCAAGCAAACTACGGACGATGGTTTATGAGCAACCATCAATATCACACCAAGGATTAGACGTATTTACAGATGTAATACAAGATCACAATTATGTAATCTCTGTTGACGTTGCAAGAGGAGTCGGTGGTGACTATTCTGCATTTACTGTTATTGATATCACATCATTCCCACACCAATTAGTATGTAAGTATAGGAATAATGAAATCAAACCGATGCTATTCCCCAGCATCATTAAAGAGGTAGCAGATAATTATAATAAAGCATATGTATTATGTGAAGTCAATGATGTTGGAGATCAGGTTGCTGCAATTCTAAACTTTGACTTAGAATATGAAAATGTTCTGATGTGTTCTATGAGAGGCAGAGCAGGACAGATTGTTGGTCAAGGATTCTCTGGTAAGAAGACACAACTTGGTGTCAAGATGTCTAAGACTGTTAAGAAGGTTGGATGCTTGAACCTTAAGACTTTGATTGAAGAAGATAAGTTGATCTTCAAGGACTATGATGTCATTGCAGAACTTACTACATTCATTCAAAAGCACAATTCATTTGAGGCGGAAGATGGATGTAATGATGACTTGGCGATGTGTCTGGTTATCTATGCCTGGTTAGTTCAACAAGATTACTTTAAAGAATTAACTGATCAGGATGTTCGTAAGAGATTATATGAAGAGCAAAAAAATCAAATAGAACAAGATATGGCACCATTTGGTTTTATTGAAGATGGTTTAGATTCAACTTCATTTGTAGATGCAGACGGTGATCGTTGGCATACTGATGAGTATGGCGATATGTCTTACATGTGGGACTATAGATAATGGATACCAAACGTCAGGTTATAAACCTAATAAAGATTGTCATTCTATTCCAGTTAGGAATAGTTGGCGTAACTATAGTAGGATGCTTCCTTCCCATGGTCAATAAATGTGACTCTGACACTAAACAGCATATTGCTAATATGATGACAGTTATTACAACATCAACGTTTGCATTGTATGCAGCAGAAAAATAATGGACTTAGATGATCAGGTAAAATTTGGTCATCTACTTCTTCACGACAGGAAGTGCAGAACTTGTGGTGAGAGGAAGAATCTCATAGAAGGATTTTACAGAACTAGGAAAGATCGAGGAGCAATTCCATCATCATTCTCATATGAATGTAAGGAGTGTACAAAAAAGAGAGTCAAGAAGTCTTCAAATGCTTGGGAGTATCCAGATTGGTAGTTCACGCTGAAATTCCCCGCGTAAATGCCCTTTTTCCTAAATATTTTCAGATAAACTGAGACTTACAAGGAGACAGAATCCATGGCGACTCCTCAATTATCTCCTGGTGTATTAACTAGAGAGGTTGACTTAACCGTAGGAAGAGCTGAAAACGTTCTTGATAATATTGGAGGTATTGCGGGTCCTTTTGAGCGTGGACCTGTTAATGAACCAATCACGGTATCTACCGAGCAAGAATTCATCAACAACTTCGGCAAACCAAAAACAGAGGACAATCAGTATGAGTACTGGATGTCTGGATCTGCATATCTGCAGTACGGTGGTATCCTCAAAGTAGTTCGTACCGATGGAGCAAACCTGTCCAATGCTAACGTTGGTATTGGAACATCCGCACTGTCAGACACAAAGATCAAGAATTTTGATGACTACAATAGCAACTACTCTACTGCAGCATCTAACTTCTACTACGCAGCAAAGAACCCAGGAACTTGGGCAAACAATCTTAAGGTTTGCGTCATTGACGACTTAGGTGACCAAATCCTCGGTATTGGAACAACTTCTGGTGCTTCTGTTGGTGCTCAAGTTGGTTACGGTGTCACCGTTGACATCAGTGGACAGGTAATTCCTGGAGCGGGATCAACTGAATCCTTTACTGGATATCTGAAGGGTGTCGTAACTCAAGTTATTGATACTCCAGAAATTGGAATAACTGCGGTTACAGTTAAGATTCACTCTAGAGTATCTACTGGTGGTACACAACCTGGAAGACATTATAGAGTTAACTATACCGAGAATAGTGCATATTCTTCCTTCCTGAAAGGTCAAAGAATCAGCTTCATCGACAACAATGGATTAGTTGCTTCTCCAGTAGACTCTATCTCTACAGTTGGAATCACTACATCTACTCCTATTAACGGTGAGCAAGGACAAACCTATACTGGTGTAGGAGGAACTGCATCTGGTGCAGGTAATCAGGCAACCTTCAACATTACAAGAAACAATACCGATGGTAATGTTGATGCTTCTGGTGTCGTACTGGTAAATGCAGGTTTAGGATACACTGTAGGTGAGACCGTATCTATTGGTGGTTCTTCTGTTGGTGGTTTTGACCTCCATCAAGGTGCTATCAAGACAATTGGTCTTACAACTTCTACCACTGTCCCTGCAGCATCTAATGGTGTATACCTGAGTGTTGCTGGCGTAAGCACAGTTGGTTCTGGCATCTCCTTCAACGTCTATAGAGACGTATCTGGTGGAATTGGAACTGTAACCGCAACTAACACTGGTCTTGCATATGCAAACGGTGGTACAGTTACTATCCCAGGTAATGTGATTGGTGGTGTCACCCCAGGTGATGATGCTACTATGACAATCTCTGCACTTAGAGATGATAAGATTATTCTTGAAATTACTCAAGCAGATTCTAGAGTTGAAATTGCTGGTGTTGATGACTGGTACAATTCTCAAACATTAGGTTTGGATAACAGTCAAATCTTCTGGAGCACACTTGCACCAAAACCAGGAACTTCTGCATATGCTGCTGAGCGTAATGCTGAAAATGATGAGTTGCACGTCGTTGTTGTTGACGATGATGGATCTGTAACTGGTGTAAGAGGTAACATCCTTGAGAAGCACGTTGCTCTGTCTAAGGCAAAAGATGCAGTATCTCAGGTCAATTCTCCTCAAAAGATCTGGTATAAGAATTATCTAGCAAACTTCTCAGAATATCTCTACGCTGGAGGTAATCAGAGTACAACTAACGATAATTATCACAATACCTTCCCAACATCTACTGTATTCGTTGAAGCAGCAACTGCAACCATTTATCAGGGTGCAGATCCAGCAACAACATTCAGTGTTCCATCTGCTATCTCAGATCTCCAATGGGATAAAGATGCACAGGGACAGACCTTTAGTTCTATTGGTCGTGCTTCATATGTTCTTGAGAATGGTAAGAACTACACTTCTCAAGGTAATCTGAAGGCATCTCTTGGAGATGTAATCACAGCATACGATCTCTTTAATAACAAAGAGGATGTTGCAGTTGATTATCTCATCATGGGTCCTGGTTGCGATTCAATTACCGACAGCCAAGCAAAAGCAAATCGTTTGATCTCCATCGCAGATGGTAGAAAGGATTGTGTTGCGGTAATCTCTCCTCATAGAGCATCTATCGTAGACCTTACGAATCCATCTGTACAGACAAACAATCTGCTTCAGTTCTTCGGACCACTAACTTCCTCATCTTATGCAATCTTTGATAGTGGTTACAAGTACACCTATGACAGATTTAACAATCTCTTCCGTTATGTACCATGTAATGCAGACATTGCTGGTTTGATGTGCCGCACAAATATCATTGCATACCCATGGTTCTCCCCAGCGGGTCAGCAAAGAGGTATTATCAAGAATGCAATTAAACTTGCATACAATCCTGATAAGGCACAAAGAGACGCGCTGTATTCTGCAAGAATTAACTCTGTTGTTAATCAGTCTGGTGCAGGTGTACTCCTCTTTGGTGATAAGACCGCGCTCGCATATGCGTCCGCATTCGATAGAATCAATGTTCGCCGCCTGTTCCTCACAGTTGAGCAATCTCTGCAGAGAGCAGCGGAAGCACAACTCTTTGAATTCAACGATCAAATCACAAGATCTAACTTCGTGAACATCGTTGAACCATATCTTCGCGATATTCAAGCGAAGCGTGGAATCTATGATTATCTGGTCATTTGTGATGAGACTAATAACACACCTGATGTTATTGATAACAACGAGTTCAGAGCAGACATCTTCCTGAAGCCTGCTAAGTCGATTAACTACGTCACACTGACGTTTGTTGCTACCAGAACTGGCGTCTCCTTTGAAGAAGTCGCTGGTAGAGTCTGATCTATTTGATAATTAAAACACGGAGGAATCTAACAAATGGCACGCGCAATCAGAACTATCAGCGCCTTTAAATCAAAATTAGCAGGTGGCGCTGCTAGACCCAACCTGTTCGAGGTTGAAATTCCAAGCTTCCCCGCCTTCGTGGCGGGAGACTGGGACAATGAAACTAGA